ACCATCAAATAAAAAAGGATTTAATAAACTACCTGAAGCAATTCAAGAAAAAATAGATCCTGCTCTAGCCTCTGAATATAAAAAAGGTGGAAGAGTAAAAAAGAAAAAACTTGATATTAAAAAAGCTATTAAGAAACCCGGTTCATTGCGTAAGTCTTTAGGCGTGAAAAAAGGAAAAAAGATTCCTTTGAAAAAATTAAACAAAGCTGCGAAAGCACCGGGAAAATTAGGACAACGAGCAAGGTTTGCTAAAACATTATCTAGACTGAGAAAAAAATAATGGGCAAATTATGTGCTAAAGGTAAAGCTGCCGCAAAAAGAAAATTTAAAGTTTATCCGTCCGCTTACGCTAACATGTATGCAAGTTCAATTTGCTCTGGCAAAACAGTTGAGGGTGGAAAGAAAAAGAAAAAAGCTAATGGTGGCATGATTAATAAAGTTTCTCAACAACGTAAAAAAATATCTAATTTTAATCAAGGTGGTATTGCTAAAGGTTGTGGTGGAGTTATGGAAAATAGACGTAAAGTAACTGCTGTTACATAATGGCTAAAAAAGGATTAAGAGAATGGGTGAAAGAGAAGTGGGTAGATATTGGAGCCCCGAAGAAGAACGGAAAATATCAACCTTGTGGGAGAGCAAAGGGGAGCAAAAGAAAGTATCCAAAGTGCGTACCACTTGCAAAAGCCACACGGATGACAAAGTCGCAAAAGGCGAGTGCTGTCAGGAGATAGAGAGCTGCGGGTAATCTCGGAGGAAAACCAACTAATGTCGCAACATTTGCAAAGAAAAATAAAAAACGACGTACGTAAGTGGTCAGAAGAATTTTTAGAAATACCTAATAAACATTTAGGTGGAATGCCTGCTTGTCCCTTTGCAAAAAAAACTTGGAAAGATGATAAAGTTGTTGTTGAGGTAAAAAGAAAATTTAAACAATATAAATCAGAATTAAATACTCATTTAAAACAATTAGACTTTAGTGTTCATGAAATATTAATTTTTTGTGATCCATATTTCAACTATACATTAGATCAATTTCAAGACATTATAGATGACTATAATGATTGGTATAATAAGAAGGATATATTTTTTATGGGTTTTCATCCCCTCAACCCAGCAAATGAAGAAGAACAAGAGTTTTTGGTCACTCCAAATGGGGACACCCCTATTATAGAAAGTGATTTAGAATATTCTATGATGTTAGCACAAAAGTTCTCGCAATTACAGGAAGCTTCTGATAAATTACACAGAATTGGTTATTATAAGAAATGGCCAACCGGGTACTATCAAGACGTTGTAGTATCTAGACATAAAACCTATAAACGAATATTCGGAGGTACTAATGAAGAAAAAATCAGTTAAGAAACGTGGCGGTGGCATGATGCAAAAAATGATGGGCGGTGGCATGATGGGCCCTAAAAAGAAACAAGCTATGAAAAAAGGTGGCGCTGTTAAAAAACGTGGCGGTGGCATGATGAAGAAGAAAAAGTAAATGCCAACTTATGCTACAACAGCAGATTTTGATTTATCTATAGATGATATAGCAGAAGAAGCTTTTGAACGATGCGGTCTTCAAACTCGTAGTGGATACGATATAAAGACCGCAAGACGTTCTATTAATCTTATGTTAGCTGAATGGGCTAACAGAGGTTTAAATCTTTGGACAATTCAAAAACAAGAAAAAACTTTACCTGCTACAACAACAGAATTATCAGGTACAAGTTTATTTGGTTCAGGAGCTAATTCAGCTCAACAAATTATAGATATCACTGATGTAGTAATTCGTGATTCAAGTAATAATGAATTTTCAACTACGTCAATTAGTCGTTCTACATATTTAAATTATACTGTTAAAACAACCAGCGGAAGACCAAGTCAATACTACTTTGAGCGTACGATAAACCCAAAGCTATTTCTATATCCTGCAGCCGATACAACGTACACTCTAGTATATTATGCTCTTGTTCGGATGAAGGACTCGGGCGCTTACACAAATAATGCTGAGATTCCTTTTCGATTTCTTCCATGTTTAACTGCTGGATTAGCTTATTACATAGCAATGAAAAAAGCGCCAGACAGAATTCAATTATTAAAACAAATTTATGAAGATGAATTTCAACGAGCCGCAGCTCAAGATGGTGAAAGAACAAGTTTATTCCTAACACCTAAAACTTATTTACCTGGAGTTTAATAATGGGCAAATATGCGTCTGGTAAATTTGCAAAAAGAATATCAGATAGATCTGGTATGGCTTTTCCATACAATGAAATGGTGCAAGAGTGGAATGGTTCTTGGGTTCACATTAGTGAGTTTGAACCTAAACAGCCTCAACTAGAACCTTTACCAATTGTAACAGATCCTCAATCTTTACAGTATGCTAGATCTCAAATAGCTAATTCAAGAGTTTTTGTTGGTGGTGCTACTGGTCCTATAAACGCTGGAAGAACTGTGGCCAGACCAGCTACGGGAGATGATGCTCCTTATGATAGTACTGGTTTTGGATTACAAGTAAATGAATTTGAAACACTTGATATGCCAGTAACTAATTTTTATGCGAACGGAGTAGCTTATGCTTCTACACAAAAAAGCATGATGCCTTTAAGTGTACAACAACCAAATAAACCTACACAGTTGAATTCTGGCGTAGGTAATGTTACAGTGAGCACGTCATGACCGATTATTCCGATTTAACAGATAACGTAAGAAATTACACAGAAACAAGCACAAACGTGCTTTCTAATGCTGTTATCCAACCTTTTATTGAGTCTATTGAAGATAAAGTAAGAAGAACAGTAGATTTAAATTATTATAGAAAATACGACACAGCAACACTTACAATCAATAACCCTTTTTTACCGCTTCCTTCTGATTGGGAGGCAACGAGATATGTACAGTTGATAGATAGTAATGACGACAGAACTTACTTGATACAAAAAGATATTTCGTTTATGAATGAATACGCACCAGATAGAACTTCTACCTCAACGCCTAAATTTTATGCAATGTGGGACCAAGACACACACTATCTTGCGCCAACCCCGAACGCTGCATTAACTGTAGAGCTCGCATACACGTATAAGCCTGCTGGTTTGACAAGTACAAATACATCTACTTGGTTAAGTCAGAATGCTCCAAACGTGCTATTGTATGGTTGTATTATAGAAGCACTTGGATACTTGAAAGGTCCAGCAGATATGATACAATATTACGATAAAATGTATAATCAATCTTTACAGGCTCTAGCCACATATGAGATGGGGCGTGACCGTAGAGATGAATTTCGGGACGGCGTTATTCGTATCCCTCTCGAATCAAGGAACCCATAGGAGATTATTATGGCAATTACTCAAGCTGTATGTAACAGTTTCAAAGTGGAAATCCTTAAAGGCCTACACAATTTTACGGCTACGACAGGGAACACTTTTAAACTAGCATTATACGACAACGAAGCAACTTTAAGCAAATCAACAACTGCATTTAGTCAAACTGATGAAGTAGCAAACTCAGGAACTTATTCTGAAGGTGGTGGTGCGTTAACATCTGTTACGCCAGCATTATCTACAGACACGGCTGTTTGTGATTTTGCAGATATTTCATTTACAAGTGCAACTATTTCAGCACAAGCTGCTGTTATTTATAATAGTTCAACTGTATCTGGTTTAACCACAAATGCATCTGTTTGTGTATTAGATTTTGGTGCTGTTAAATCTTCAACTTCAGGAACATTTACAATTACGTTTCCTGCTGCTGAAGCAACTGCTGCAATTCTAAGAATCGCATAGGAGATAAAACATGGCCTCTATCCAAGGATGGGGCCGAGAAACTTGGAACAGTGGTGCGTGGAACCAACAGGCACCTGTTTCTGTTACAGGTAATGGCCTCACGTCATCTCTGGGAACTGAGACAGTTTCGACTGATCAGAACATATCTGTAACTGGTATTGGTTTAACATCAACTGCTGGAACTCTTACTGCTGTTGGTATTGCTCAAGTAAATCCTTCGGGAAATCCTCTTACATTTAGTATTGGAACTGAAACAGTAGCAACAGATCAGAACATATCTGTAACTGGTAATGCTCTTACTTCTTCTGTTGGAGACGACTCACAGTCAGTAACGTCTACAACTGGTTGGAACCGTGATACAGATGTGAACACAGGTGCCTCTATTGGATGGGGTGATCAACAATGGAATGCTGTAGGTGGTTCATTTGCTCTTACAGGTCAAGCACTTAGTGTCTCTTTAGGTACAGAAACAGTAGGAACAGATCAGAACATATCCGTTACTGGAGTTGCAACAACTTCATCAATAGGAACTTTCTCAATATCAGGTGATTCACAAGTAACTGTTGTTGCTGCAAGTGAACCTCAACTTGATATTTCTTTAGGGACACCAGAAGCTGATCCAGAATTTGTTGTATTCCCATCAGGTAATGCAATGACCTCAGCAGTGGGA